GTTGAAGCGCATTGATCAGCTGCGACAGATGGAAGAACAGAAACTTGGAGCTGGTTCTGATGGAGAACATGTTCCTTCGGGAATGTCCGTAACAGAATTTAGTTCCGGTATAGAAAAAGGCAAGCCTACTGAACTGAAGAAGTACGAAGGAATTCTTGGACAGATTCAGTCCATTGAAGATGCGCTGACCAGAGTCCAGGCGAGAAAGCAGAAAGCAATTGAGACACTTCACAAGTTTGGATATGATGATGCGAAACTTGAGCTTGCAACTATGCAGCTTGAATTTGCAATGCTGAAACAGGATAACGTTGAGGAGAATACCACAGATGATGGATTTCTGGATGCAATGAATGCGACTGCGGTGGATGTTTGGGGTGATGAGAATGTATGACAAGATCAAAACCCTGAAAGAGAAACTGCAGAAAATGAAGACTAATCGGGGTAACAGCCAGATCAGTCAGACATTTCATTTTTCTCCATTTTCAAAAAAACAGAAGCAGGTTCTTACCTGGTGGTGCAAAGAGTCACCGGTACATGACAAGGATGGAATCATAGCTGATGGAGCTATCCGATCAGGAAAAACGATCAGCATGTCACTATCATTTGTTATGTGGGCGATGAGCTCGTTTTCCGGGCAGAACTTTGCAATGTGTGGAAAGACCATTGGTTCCTTCCGGAGAAACGTTTTGTTCTGGTTGAAGCTGATGCTCCTGTCCAGAGGCTATTCGGTCACGGATCAAAGAGAATTACTTCTACATCTTTGGCGGAAAGGATGAGAGATCACAGGATTTGATTCAGGGTATTACACTGGCAGGCGTGTTCTTTGATGAGGTTGCTCTGATGCCAGAGTCTTTTGTCAATCAGGCAACCGGACGATGCTCAGTGAAAGGTTCCAAGTTCTGGTTTAACTGTAACCCTGATGGACCGTATCACTGGTTCAAGGTCAATTGGATAGATAAGTGCGAACAGAAGAATATTCTGTATTTGCATTTTACAATGGATGACAACCTCTCTCTGGACGAAGAAATCAAAGCCAGATACCGGAGCATGTACATTGGAGTTTTCTTCAAACGTTACATCCTGGGACTGTGGGCGGCAGCAGAGGGCATCATCTATGATATGTTTGATGAAGAGAAGCATGTTCGAAATATCAAAGATTTCTTTCAGTTACTCATAGATGGTAATCGGTATGTATCCTGTGACTATGGTACTCAGAATGCAACAGTCTTCCTGCTATGGAATAAAGGCAGAGACGGCAAATGGTACTGTATTCGGGAGTACTACTATTCCGGAAGAGATAAAGGCAAACAAAAGACAGATTCAGAATATGCAGACGACTTGAAAGAGTGGCTTGATGGAACGAAGATTAAAGCGATCATCGTGGATCCATCGGCCGCTTCTTTTATCGCAGAACTTCGGAAGCGAGGATACAAAGTTTTGAAAGCAAACAATGATGTACTGGATGGAATCCGTCTGGTTGGAATGCTTCTGAATCTGGAAAAACTTGTTTTTGTTTCTTCCTGCGTAGAAACGATAAAAGAATTTGCTTCTTATATCTGGGATGAAAAAGCAATGGAACATGGTGAGGATAAGCCGGTAAAACAGCATGATCACAGCATGGATGCTGTAAGGTATTTTGTAAGTACAATCTTAGGTCATAAGATGGCAAGATTTAGAGAAGTCAGGAGGTGAGAGAGATGTATACGTTTACGATTCCAAGGGATGAGTTTGACGAACTCAGACCTGATAAGCAGATGATCAGAAAGTTAATCGGTAAGCACATCGGTCTTGTTGGTCGTTTGAAAAAGAATATGAACTATTACCGGGGCAAACATAAGATCTTGGACGATGAGAACCGAGAAAATAAGCTGGTATGTAACCATGCAAAGGATATCTCGGATACAGCCAGCAGCTATTTCATTGGTAATCCAGTGTCCTATAAATCAGAGAATGATATCACAGAACTGACAAAAGCTTTAGAGGTTGCCGGAGCTGATGAAGTAGATGGTGACAATGGCTTGGATCTTTCGATATATGGTCTTGCATATGAGTACATCTATGTGAAAGAAAATGAAGCATACCTGTGTGATAAGAATATTTCTGCAGAGAACACCTTTATGGTTAGAGATGACAGCATTGAGGAAAATGAACTCTTTGCTGTCTATTATTATGCAAAAAAAGATGATTCCGGAACAAAAACGACTCAGTACATGGCTACGATATTGACTCAGAATTATAAATTTGAGTTAAGTATCCTGAATACTGATGGCAGTCAGGAAACCACAGAAGAGCCTGTTCCTCATTATCTGGGAGAAATCCCTATTATTGAATATCTGAACAACAAACTTGCAATCGGTGACTTTGAACTGCAGATTCCGCTGATCGATGCATATAACGCGTTGATGAGTGACCGTATCACGGACAAAGAACAGTTCATTGATTCGATTCTTGCCATCTATGGAACATTGCTTATAGATGATGAGATAGAGGAAGACGGCGAACAAAAGGATGGTGCAGAAGCTGCCATGAAGCACCTTAAGAAGAGAAAGCTGTTGGAGATGCCGGATGGCACCAAAGCAGAGTATTTGACAAGGACATTTGATGAAGCTGGTGTAGAAATCCTAAAGAAAGCAGTTGAGCAGGACATTCACAAGTTTTCACATATTCCATGTATGACAGATGAAAGCTTTGGAGGCAATGTATCTGGTGTGGCTATGGAATTTAAGCTTCTTGGCATGGAGAATATCACGAAGATCAAGACCAGATATTACCGCAAAGGATTGAGAAAAAGAATTCGCATATTCTGTAATTTTCTTGCAAAGAAAGAAAAAACTGTGGATCCGGAAGGAATTACAATGACTTTCACCAGAGCTCTTCCAAAGAATCTTCTGGAGATATCTCAGATGGTATCTAACCTCAAAGGTATTGTGAGTCAGAAGACGTTGCTTGCTCAGATTCCATTTGTTGAGGATGTTGACGAGGAATTGGCTGCAGTGAAGAAAGAATCCGAAGAGAGCCTGAAACAGCAGCAGGAGATGTTTGGCATGCAAGGAAATGATCCGCCGGAAGATAATAATCCGGATAATTCATCACAGAAGAAAACAGAAGAGAAAAAAGTAGATGAGTGATTACTGGGAAAAAAGAGCTGCCTGGGACATGTATGAACGTATGGCTGATGCAGAAGACAATGCAGATCTTGTAGCCAGAATATATAGGTCTGCATCCGCTCAGATTGTGTTTTCAGCTCAGGATATATTTGAGAAGTACATGACAAAACACAAATTGTCAAAAGCTGAGGCTTGGAGATTCCTGAATAGCTTTCAGGATAAAGATTCCATTCAGAAGCTGCTTCTTGAGATTAAGAATAAGGACTCTGGAAAGAATAAACAGGAACTTCTAAAGGAGTTGGAAGCACCGGCATACAGAGCCAGAATCGAAAGACTGCAGAGACTCCTGCAACAGGTCGATACAGTCATGCAGAATGTATATCAACAGGAACAGCGGTTTGATACAAGCTTTTTTGAACAGCTTGCTGAGAATGCTTATTACAGGACGATATACAATACGCAGCGCAAGACTGGATTAGGCTTTAGTTTTTCTCATGTTGATCAGAAACAGATTGAGCGAGCACTTCGGATGAACTGGTCAGGAAAACATTACTCGAAGCGTATCTGGAAGAATACGGATGATCTTGCAAAAACGATCAAAGATGAATTACTTGTTAGCCTTTTGACTGGTAGGACAGACAGGGAGACCGCTGCAGTGATCACTGAGAAATTTGGCGGAGGGGCAATAGCTGCACGCAGATTGATCAGAACAGAAAGTTGTTTCTTTGCAAGTGAGCTTACCGCTCAGGCATATAAGGAATGTGGTATAAAGAAATACAGATATGTGGCAACTTTGGATTTGCGTACCAGTAAGATATGTCGAGAGCTTGACGGAGAGGTGTTCCTGGTGTCAGAAAGACAAGCCGGAAAGAACTATCCACCGATGCACCCGTGGTGTAGGTCTACCACGATCAGTGACATCGATGATGAGACGTTGTCCAGGATGACAAGAGCGGCTTATAATCCAGAAACTGGACGTACTGAGAAAGTTCCTGCAAACATGACATATGATGAATGGTATCAGAAATATGTCAAGGGAAATACAAAGGACAGAGTAGGCGCTAAATCCATTGCAAAAACTATTGATTCTGGTATAATAAAGAAAAACAAGGATAAACTAAAGATGAATCTGCAATTATTTGCTGAAAGCGATATTAAAAATCAAGAGTCCGGTTCGCTGAAACGAGCGATCCGGAAGTACGAAAAGCGAATAAAAGAACATGAAGAATATTTAGAAAATCCAAAAGCACATTGTTCTGATTGGGACGATAAAATGACATGCGAACAGGAAGGCTTGAAGCGTCACTGGAAAAAAGAAATTCGAAATTTTAATCAGGCAATACAGGATCGGATAGACGAGCTGAAAGAAAGAGGTGATTACAATGGCTGATGCATTAACAAGAGATGGAATTAAATATATGATAGCCCGATTGCTGGAAAATGCAAATGAAGCTGTTGAAGAAAGTAAGGAAAACAAGGATGATGCGTACTGTGCTGGACGGAAAGTTGCGTATTATGAAATGCTCGATATTCTGAAAACGGAGTTGGATATCAGGGATCAGGACTTAAAAGAATTTGGGCTTGATATTGATCTCGAAAACAAAATTGCATAAAATGTGAGATACCACCAGTCAGAAAAGGCCGGTGGTATTTTTATACCCATTTTTAAGAAAGAGAGGATATAAAACATGAAATTTGAAGAAGTGTTAAAAGCAATGAGATCTGGAAGTAAAGCAAAATTACCATCCTGGGGAGGATATTGGTATTGGAGTCCAGAGAAAGAAACAATCATCATACACACAAAAGGCGGACAGGAAATGGATATTCGAGAAACACAGAGCGTTGTATATACACTTCAGAATATCCTTTCTGATGAGTGGATTCTGGCAGATGAAGTAAACTGTCCTCAGCTTGGCGGTGAAGCAACGTTTTCCTTTGGAGAAGCAATTAAGTATCTGAAAAGAGGAATGAAAGTAGCACGAAAGGGCTGGAATGGCAAGAAACAGTACATTCAGCTTGCAAGCGGAATTTCATACAAAGCGCCTACAGGAGAAATTATAAATTGTGAGCATGATGCCATTGGAAATATGGCGATTGCTTTTGTTGGAAGTTCAGGTGTACAGATGGGCTGGCTTGCTTCTCAGGCAGACATGCTCGCAGAAGATTGGAAATTTACGGAGGGCTAAGAGCATGAAAAAGAAAATTGCAGCAGTAATTGCATTGATGCTTCTGATCTGTATTACAGCCACAGGATGTGCTGAAGCAGATCAGGTAAGCTACAACATTTCCAAAGAAGCAGATAACTTCAATGTGACCAGGAAACTCACGGTCCTGAATGCCAGGACAGATACGATT